ACTCTTGAGCGTTATGATGCCTACACCAAGGGATTGCGTGAAGGTTTCTTGAGCTTGAACGATGTTCGCAGCATTGAAGATTTGTCACCTGTTGAATCAGGCGATCAATACCGAGTGCCGTTGCAAAACATTGATGCAGCCGATGCCAAGGATGTTGGTTTGAAGTTGCGAGCAGAAATTGCCTCTAACTTGATTCAAGTTGGCTTTGACCCCAAGGCAGTTACAGATGCCGTTGGTTTACCTGATATGAAACACACAGGTTTGCCTTCATCTCAGCTACAACAGATTTCGAGCATTGACCCTGCTGACCCAAGTTCGGCTTATGAAGTCAATTCACGCGAAGCCCGCAATGGCAATAACTCAATGATTGTTCAAGTTCCTGAACCAACAGTTAATGTTGAAGCGCCAAATGTGACAATTGAACCTGCAATGGTGATGCTTGAATCCCCTCAGGTCAATGTTGCTGCGCCAAATGTCAATGTTGAATCTCCAACAGTTCAAGTCACCAACACAATTTCACGCCAACGGGTTATCAAGAAGGTTGTGCGTGATGATCTTGGAAGAATTGAATCAATCACGGAAGAATTTGTTGAGGGTGAAGAATAATGGCAACAGGTCTAAGCTCTTATCTAGCAAATGCTTTTCTTAATTCAGTTGGTAACGCAACAGCATTTTCAGTATCAACTGCCTATGTAAAACTTCACATTGGCGATCCCGGTGCTAACGGCACCGCCAATCCTGCTACCGAAACCACTAGAACAGCAGTTTCATTTGGTGCGGCAGGTAGTGGCTCAATGGCAAATGATGCTGATGTTAGTTGGACATCAATTGCAGGCAGCGAAGATGCCACATACTTCACCGCTTGGGATGCAAGCACCGCAGGCAATTTCCTATTTTCAGGAACAATTAGCGGTAACGCGTACACCGCAGGCGATACTTACACAATCCCATCAGCATCTCTAACAGTTGCCCTAACACTCGCAAGTTAAAATGGCGCAATTTGTTTTAGACACTTCTCAACTTGGCGTTGATGTTCTAGGGCCAATTGTTTACGCAACGGCATCAGCAGATTTGCAGGGTTTAACCGCCACCGCAACCGCTGAAGTCACAAATGTTGTAACAGCAACAGCAAATCTGGGGGGATTGTTAGCAAGCGCAACAGTTCCTCAAGAACAAACTGCCTCAAGTTCAACAGGTTATTCTTTTGTTCAACCTAATTTCCCTGTTGTTGAACCTGAAATTGAAATAACTATTAAAACAGTTGTTGCAACAGCAAAAACAAAAATGGCAGGAATTAAGGCAAGTGCTGAATCTAGGATTGATTTCTCAATCATTGAAGATGATGCAGAAATTTTACTTTTAATTTAGGAATCAAATGCCTTATTACATTTCAGACAAAGAGAGCGATTGTGCAGGTTGGGCAACCGTTAAAGAAAATCCTGATGGTTCATTTGAAACTATTGGTTGCCACGATTCAAAGCAAGGCGCAGTTGATCAAATGGTTGCGGTTTCACTTGCTGAAGGAATTGAGCCAATGGGCGAAGTTCGAGCAGTTGATTTGAGTGTTCCATCCTTCATTCGCGCTAACGCCGAACGCGGTTTGAAATACCTTAATGAAGGTTTTGGCGGCGATGGTTTAACCGATGGCACAAAGCGTGAAGCCCGTGAACTAGCTGCGGGGCGTGTTACAGAAAACAAAGTTAGAAAAATGGCACCTTGGTTTGCTCGCCACAAAGTTGATGGGCAAGCGCCAAAGAATAAAGATAGTTCAAATTCCCAATATCCCGGCGCAGGTTTAGTTGCTTGGCTTCTTTGGGGTGGGGATTCTGATTTTAGTGATAGAGCTGAAAATTGGGCGCAAAGAAAAATTGATGCCTTAGATGCAGAAACAAACTCAAGGAGTAAAATGAAAAAGATTGAGCGCCGCACATTCACAGTTCGCGATGTTGAGGCAAGACAAGCTGACGATGGCACAATGCGCCTTTCGGGTTATGCTGCCGTTTTCAATGACTCAAGCGTTCCGCTTCCATTCAAAGAATCAATTGCCCCTGGCGCATTTCGCAAGACTTTAAGCGAAACACCTGATGTTCGATTGCTTGTTAATCACGCCGGTTTGCCTTTGGCTCGCACCAAGAACGGCACCTTGACCCTTAGCGAAGATGATCGTGGACTATATTTCAGCGCAGAATTGGCAGATACTCAAGAAGCCCGCGACATTCACACCTTAATTGCTCGCGGTGATGTTGATCAAATGAGTTTTGCTTTCCGTGTTATTCGTCAAAAGTGGAGCGAAGATCGTTCACGCCGCGTTCTAACTGAAGTTTCACTTTCAGATGGCGATGTATCCGTTGTGACTTATCCTGCCTACCCGACCACCTCAGTTGAGGCGAGAGAAGAATTGCGTAAAGCAATTGGTGCAGTTAAAGAAGGTCGTGAAATAACAGGCGAATCGTTAGTTGTTTTGAAAACAATTTTTGATGATCTTTCCGAAGGTCACGATTACATTATGCGAGCCGTTGAAATGATGGCAATGCTTACAGGTGCCGAAGGTGAACTTGAAGAAGAATCTCGCGAGAAGGTTGGCGATTTCGTTGAATGGGATTCAAGTGGCGGCACCGCAAGAGGGCGCATTGAACACATTATGGAAGAAGGCGTTTTAGGTATTCCCGGAACTGATTTCAGCGTTACAGCCGAAGAAGGTGACCCTGCGGTTCTAATTCGCATTTATGAAGAAGTTGAAGATGGCTACAAAGCAACAGAAACTTTGGTTGGTCATAAAATGTCAGAGTTGCGTTACATTGAACCGCTACCTGAACCAACAGAAAATTCATCTCGCAAAATCTCACTTCGCCTTGCTAAGGCAATTGTAAACAACACAAAATAAGTTTCTGCTGAACAATCAGCAGATGAAGTCGGAGCGACCTCACACCCTCAAAGCGCCGTGAAACCATCGCCACCACCTCAAATTTTCCAACAAACTCATAAGGAGCAAAACAAATGTCATTTCTTGACAAAGTAATTGAGCGCCGTGATGCAGTTAAGGCTGAACTAGATGCAGTTCTTGAAGCGGTTGCCGCTGAAGAACGCACAGACTTAACCGCCGAGGAAACCGAAAAGGTTGATGCCTTGGTTGAAGAATCACGCTCACTAGATACAAAGATTGAAAAGTTCAACACACAGGCAGTTGCAGATGCTAAGGCATCAGAAGTTCGTGCTTCAGTTGCAGCAGTTGTTACACCTAAGGGTGGCGCAACAGTTACACGCGAAGCTCGCACATACGCACCTGAGGCTGAGGTTTCATTCGTAAAGGATGCTTTCGCAGCATCTTCACGCGGAGATTTCGCAGCTAATGAGCGCCTTGCTCGCCATATGCGCGAAGAATCAATCGAGCGCCGCGATGTCGGAACAGCTCAATTTGATGGTCTTGTTATTCCACAGTACCTTGTTGATCTAGCAGCACCACTTGCTCGCGCAGGCCGCCCAACAGCGGATTTCGCAACAAGCAAGCACACTCTGCCGGTATCTGGAATGACTCTGAATATCAGCCGTATGACCACCGGAACTTCAACAGCCGTTCAGGTTACACAGAATGATGCAGTTTCAGAAACAGATGCAGATGACACACTATTGACTATCAATGTGCGCACAATTGCAGGTCAGCAAGATATTTCAAAGCAAGCAATTGAGCGCGGAACAGGCATTGATGCTTTCATCGTTGCCGACTTAATCCGTTCTTGGCATACAACACTTGATGCTCAAATCCTTAATGGTGCAGGTACAGCAGGCACAATCAAGGGAATCCGCAACTCAGGTGGAAATGCCATCACATTCACAGCAACAACACCAACAGTTGCCTTGCTTTATCCAAAACTAGCTGATGCGATTCAGCAAGTTCAATCAAACACATTCACAACACCAACTCACTTCATTATGCACCCACGCCGCCTTGCTTTCTTGCTTGCTGCGGTTGATGGTTCAAACCGCCCATTAGTAGTTCCTGCTGCGGGTGGCCCAATGAACGCAATTGGTACAGGCGCAGGCGTTGCAGGTTATGGCAACAGCGGCTATCAGATGCTTGGACTTCCAATCATCACAGATGCTTCAGTTGGTACAACATACGGCGCTGCTACAAACCAAGATGAAATCTATTGCGTTGCTGCACCTGAGATGCACCTTTGGGAACAACCTGGCTCACCATTCGCATTGGCTTTCGATGCTACTGGCGCAGGCAATCTCACAGTTAAGTCAGTTGTTTACGGCTACGCAGCGTTTTCTGCTGAGCGTTACCCACTTGCTGCCTCAATTATTTCAGGCACAGGTTTAGTGGCACCAACCTTCTAATTTGAAGGTTTCTTGATTGTGTTGAAGGGGCAAGACTCCCCCGACTTGCCCCTTCAACACTTCCCAAAACAGATTCGGGGGAATCTATGAAGTCAGCTCACAAAGTTTCAATCGGTAGTTGCGACCCTGGCACCGTCAATGGTGCTTTTGCTTATCGCCTCATTCAGTTAGCGCAGGCAAGATCAGCAAGACTTGGCCCATTTGTTCGCGTTAAGGGTTCAGGATTATTATCAAAACAACGCAACCGAGTTGTAAAACAATTCTTAGATGGCACAAAGTCTGATTGGTTATTGCTAATTGATAGTGATGAACAATTATCACTTGAAGCATTTGATAAGTTGCTTGAAACTGCTCACGATAAAGAACGCCCTGTTGTGGCAGGTTTAGTTTTTGCAGGATTTGGAATTGAAGGCGCACCGTATCCAAAGCCGGTGCCTGCTATCTTCCAAGATGCACCCGAAGGCTTTTTGCCTTTGTATAAGTACGATAAAGATTCAGTTTTTGAAATTGATGCTGCGGGAACAGGTTGCTTACTTATCCACCGCAGCGTGTTAGAAAAAATGCGTGAAACCGCAGACAAAAACCAAGGCCCCGATTGGTGTTGGTTTTGGGATGGCCCTGTTGATGGAAATTGGATTGGTGAAGATTTACTTTTTTGCCGTAGAATCAGAGCATTAGGTTTCCCAATTTATGTAAACACGGGAGCAATTTTGCCGCATCAAAAGTCTTATTGGTTAGATGAACGGCACCACCATTTATGGAAAGATTAAAAAGAATTTTGCGATTAGCTCGCAAGCCAAAAGAAACCGCAACGGCTGCCCCTGATTTAGAAAGGGCGATGCTGCCTAAAGCAGAAAAGAGAATCATTCGTGGCAATAACTAACGGGTACTGCACCCTTGCCGAGTTGAAGGCATCTCTTGCCATTACCGACTCAGTTGATGACACCCCGCTTGAGGCTGCCGTTACCTCAGCAAGTCGAATGATTGACGACTACACAGGGCGTTTCTTTTACAAAGATGGAACAACTCAAGCACCTGTTTATCGTTACTACACACCCGAAGATGCTTACATTCTGCCTGTTGATGATTTTGTCAGCATTAGCCAAATCGCAACAGATGATAATTTTAACCAAACCTATGAAAGCTTTTGGACAACAGGGGATTTCTTGACCGAACCTGTCAATAATCCCCGCCGAGGTTGGCCTTACTCACGCATTTTGGCGGTTGGAAGTTATGTTTTCCCCTACTTCTTACCTCAA